GCTGGGTCGCCGAGCTGGGTCGCCGAGCTGGGTCGCCGAGCTGGGCGATACTTAATCAAGAATGGTTCCAGTTTGCAGTTGCACCCCCACCCCCCTCCAGGTCGTGGCTCGGGGCTCCCATGACCTCTCCCCAATTTCTGACCCTATTCCTGTCAAAAAGTCAGTCCGCGACCTAAAATCCTGTATTATTGCGTATTTAGCGGCCTCTCCCGCAGGCCTCTCCCGCAGGCCTCTCTCCCCTATTCCTGTCAAAAAGTCAGTCCGCGATCAGCGGCCTCTCCCGCAGACCTCTCCCGCGGGCCTCTTTTCGCCCTAAAACCCCTGAAAACTCCCGAAAATTGCGGAATTCGCGCAAATTCCGCCCGAAAAGCCGCAAATTCCGCCCTGAAAGCCGCAAATTCCCCCGCGCCCGCTAAAAATTTTCCGGTTCGCGCCCGAAAAACATTCAGTAAACAGATAATTGCGTCCTGTCTGGACATTTCCGCGCAAACAGCTTATTTGGCGGAGTGGAAATCAAAAATAAGGAGGCTGCCTTGACGTTTTTCGACAAGCTTTTTGGTTCTTCGCTCGTGGGCGCTAAGACCTATATCGCTATCGCTTCGGCCGTTCTCGTCAATGGCGCTGCGACGCTCGGTGTCGCGCCGGATATTCTCACCCCCAATGTTGTGCAGGCGCTCAATATCTTGCTGGGTGGCCTTGGTTCCGCAGCGGCTGTCAGTAAAGTGGAGCGGGCGATCAAATGAGCCGGCTGGACGACCTGCGCGGGGTGTTTGAGACGCACCTTGTTACTGTCAAGCAGGCGGTGGCTACGCGTCCACCCGAAGAGGTCATGTCCCTTATATTGAATCTGTTCCGTTGCGGAGAAATACTCGACACGATGGAGACGCGCAAGGATGCGGCCAAGAGTGTCGATATCTCGGTGAGGAACATGTCGGATGAAGACCTCGCGGCCTTGATATTAAGTTTGCACCATAACCCATGTCCGCCATCGACTTGACCGGTTTCGACAGTAAGGAGCTTTTGTCAGCTGCTTTTCAGGAAGCGGAAAAGCGTCGGTTGCGTAAGTTGTTCGCCGCTCCCGGCGGTTTGCTGGAGTTCGTGAAATATTTTTGGGATGTGTTGGAGCCGGAGACGCCGTTCGTTACGGGCTGGGCGATCGAGGCGATGTCGCTCCATCTGGAGGCCTGCGCCGCCGGGGTGGTCACGCGGTTGCTTGAGAATGTCCCTCCCGGCAGTTGCAAGTCGCTGCTGTCGGCCGTGTTTTTCCCCCTGTGGGTGTGGGGGCCGCTGAAGCGTCCGAGCGCGAGGTTTCTGTCGTTGAGTTATTCCGCGTCCCTGTCCGAGCGCGATAACCGTCGGATGGTCGATGTAGCGCTGTCGGATAAATTTCGCGCCTTGTATGGGGACGAGGCGTTCACGATGGTCAAGATCGGAGAGCGGCTGCTCACCAACAGCAAGACCGGAAGCAAGACGGCCGCGGGCGTCAAGGGCGCCGTCACGGGTAATCGCGCCGACTTTGTCATTCTTGACGACCCGAATAATATCAAGGACAGTGAGTCAAAGATCGTTCGTGATGAGACGAATCGGTTCTTCCGCGAGGTGTTGAGTAACCGGCTTAACGATCTGGAGAAGTCGGTGATAATCGTCATCCAGCAGCGCTCGCATGAAGATGACGTGTCGGGGCATATCCTGTCGGAGAAGCTGCCATACACGCACTTGTGTATCCCATTGTTATACGAGGAGGGGCGTAATATTCCCCCGACGCAGATTGGCTGGGTGGACCCGCGCACTGTCGAGGGCGAGTGTTTCTGGCCTCAGCGCTTTGGCCCCAAGGCCGTGGGCGAGGCCTTGGCGACGGGGGCGTATGCGTTCGCCTCGCAGTATATGCAGAGTCCTGAGCCTCGCGGTGGCGGTGTGTTTCAGCGGGTGTATTTTAATATATGGGACCCGGAAGATGGCAAGTATCCGGAGTTCGATTACATCATTGCGTCGTTGGATGCTGCCTACACGGCCAAGACGGAGAACGACCCTAGCGGGTTCGTGTTGCTTGGGGTTAACTACCAGAATAATGGCGCTCCGCGCGTGTTCTTGTTGAATGCGTGGCGTAAATGGCTGATGCTGCGGGGGGCCAAGGATTCCGACAGGCTGGCTGGGGAGCCGTTGAAGGACTGGCGTAATCGCTCAGGCGCTCAATGGGGGTTGCTGGAGTGGCTGATGTACTCGTGTTTCCGTTTCCAGGTGGACACCTTGTTGATCGAGGCCAAGGGGCCTGGGATAACAGTGTCGCAGGAGCTGACGCGGCTTCTGACGATAACGCCGTTGCATATTCAGTTGATAAACCCAGGTAACGCTGATAAGATCGCCCGCGCTATCCGTGTTCAGCACATTTGGTCCAGCGGCTGTATGTACCGCCCGGACAGGCCGTGGGCGGAGATGGTAGAGGACGAGATGGCGGCGTTCCCGAAGGGGACGTACGACGACTTGACCGACGCCATGACGCAGGCGATGTGGTGGTTGCGTCAGCGGGGCATGTTGAATCTGCTGGCGGAGCGGAAGTTCATGTCCGAGCGGGAGCGGCGCGAGGCGTTGCGTTATCGGGCGCGGCGGACCGATCAGCCCTTGTACCCGATCTAACCAGGCTCACCACCATGGCGCTCGACGAGCACATCACGATCGATATCGGCGACCCTGTTCCGTCCTCGCCCTCCTTCGCCACCGCCTCGGAGGGCGAGGACGACGTCGTTCTGGACATCGCCGACGATGGCGACATCGTCATCACGTTCGGGGGGCCTTCGTCTGTCTCTCCCGAGACCGAGCACTTCGATGATCTGTCGCGCTTCCTGTCGGAATCCGATCTCGCCCGTGTCGCGGAAGACGTTCTTGAGGGCGTCGCGGAGGATGACCGCTCGCGCGCCGAGTGGCTGGCGGATCGGGCGGCTGGGTTGAAGCTTCTTGGCTTCAAGCTGGAGGACCCCAAGAGCGATATGGCGGGGTCGTCTGCTCCCGTGGACGGCATGAGCGTCGTGCGCCACCCCCTGTTGGGCGAGGCGGTGTTGCATTTCCAGGCCAATGCGCTGGGGGAGTTGCTCCCGGCGGACGGTCCGGCCAAGGCGCGGAACTGGGGGGCTGGGGACGCGGAGATGGACGCGCTGGCGGATCAGCTGGAGACCGACCTGAACTATTATCTGACGGTGACGGCGAGCGAGTATGTTCCCGACACCGACAGGATGTTGTTCATGGTGGGGTATTCCGGCATGGCCTTCAAGAAGGTGTCGCGCTGCCCGCTGCGTCGCCGCCCCGTGTCGGAGTGCGTGGACGCTGAGCATCTGATCGTGTCGAACACGGCTACGGACTTGCAGAATGCGCCGCGCGTCACGCATGAAGTGCGCATGCAGCCCGCGACGTTCAAGCGCATGCAGATCGCAGGGGTGTATCGCGATATCGATGTTGGTCCTCCGGAAACCGATACGGACGTGTTCGGCTCGGCTGTGGCGCGGCACGCGGGCGTGGACTTGAACGTTACGCGTTATGAAGATCAGGTGCGCACGATTTATGAGGCTTATGTGTTTCTGGACCTTCCGGGGTTCGAGCATAAGGACGAGGCGGGTAAGGTCACGGGCCTGCCGCTCCCCTACCGTGTGACCATCGATAAGACATCGAGGCGCATACTGGAGATACGGCGGGACTGGCGGGAGGGGGATGAGGACTATTTGCGTCGGCGTACGTTTATTCCGTTCAAGTTTGTTCCCGCGTTCGGGTTCTACGCGATTGGGTTGTTGCAGATTCTCGGCAATACGACGTCGGCGCTCACCGCGGCGTGGCGGATTCTCTTAGACGCGGGTATGTTTTCCAATTTCCCGGGGTTCATGTATGCGCGAAACGGGGCGCGGCAGACGAACAACAGTTTCCGCATTCCTCCCGGCGAGGGCGTGCCTGTTGATGTGCCGCCGGGGACGAGGATTCAGGACGCGATCATGGCGCCTCCGTACAAAGGGCCGGACGCATCGCTGATACAGCTGACGGAGAATATAGCTGGCGCGGGGCAGCGCCTGGGCGGGGCGGCGGAGTTGCCGTCCGCGGAGGGTCGGGCGGAAACGCCAGTCGGAACTATCCTGGCGCTCATCGAGCAGGCGCTGAAGGTCATGGACGCGGTGCATAAGCGGTTGTGCGCGGCGCAGGGGCAGGAGCTGGAGTGTATACGCCAGCTCTTGTTGGAGGACCCCGAAGCGTTGTGGCGCGGCGCTGCGGGACGCCCGGCGGGTCTCGGCTGGGACCGGGAGAAGGCGTTGAAGGCGCTGGAGGCGATAAGCATCGTCCCGCGCGCCGATCCGAATACGCCCAGTCATATGCACAGGCTGGCGAAAGCGGGGGCTCTGGTTCAGTTCGCGCAGATAATGCCCCCGGGCCTGCTCGATATGCGCGCTGTGGCGAGACGGGCGCTGACAATGATGCGTGTCGGCGATGTCGATGCGTTGATCACGCCGCCGACGCCTCCGGATGGCCGCCCCAGCCCCGAGGAGATGCTCGGGCAGGCGGCGATGGACGCCAATGTGATCAAGCAGCAGCAGCACCAGGCGCAGACGGCGCTGAAGCATGCGGAGCTGGTCACTCGGACGCAGCTCAAGGAGAAAGAGCTAGCCGCTCGGGAAGAGATCGAGCGCCTGAAGATCGCCGAGAAGCTCGTCACGCACCCTGATATGCAGGACATGGTCATGCCGATGATCGACTGACGTGTCACGCTACGCCTGAAGGATCGGAGCCCCATGGACTACAAAGCTGATGCACGCGCGAGTCACAATCGCAAGGGCCGCTCTATCGCCGGCGACGCCTGGAGGCCGCGGGCCGCTGGGGGTCGCGTCCCGCCGCATTCCGATGTGGCGGAGGATCGGCGCTTGATTCGGGAGACGGTGAAACCGGAGGCCTTGCGGGCCTCCGGGGGGCGGGTGGCTAAGAAGAAAATGCCTGCGATTACGGTGAATATCGCCGTGGGCAAGGCCGAGCCACCTGGCGGCGGCATGGGGGTGGGGGCGCTCCCCATGCCGCCGACTCCCCCCATGCCGCCGGCTCCCCCCATGCCGCCTTCGCCGCCCATTCCCCCGCGCGCGATCCCTCCAGGGTTGATCCCCGGCGTTCCGCAACGAGCCGCGGGCGGCCGCGTGAAGAAGCCGAAGTAGTAGATCGCCCATGCGCGTAGACGCGATTATTCAGGAAGCGATGCAACGTGTGAAGGCGCGGCGGCAGGAGGTGCTTGAGGGGCTCGCTTCCGCTTTGCCTCATGAAATATATTTGCGACAAGTGGGTGTTCTGGATGGGCTTGCAGAATCAGTTACGATTTTGCAAAAACTGCTTGCCGATTGGAACAAAAACAGGGGTTAACCGACAATGCTCATACGTGATTTAGCGCAGTCCGCTGATCAGCGGCAAGCGATACTTAAGCAAGCAGAAGAATTCATGCTTGATGTCGTTCTGCTTAACAATGATGTGCTTGTAGCTTCGTATGTGGGGTCCGACAAAACGAGGGGCGGTGTGATCCTGCCGGATAAATCCCTCACCGAAAATCTGTATCAGGGCAAGACCGGCCTCGTGTTGCAGGTTGGCCCTGAAGCATTTCGCTACCGGGGCGGATATTCGTATTTCACGAAACATCCTCACGAAGCTGACGATGATTATGATAAACGGGTCCGCGACTTGACTCCTCAATTTGGGGATTGGGTCTTGTTCCGTGTTACCGATACGTGGATGTTGCGTCTGGGGACGCTGGAATGTCGCATTGTCCCTGATGTGTGCATAAAGGGCAAAGTCGCTGATCCGGGGGTGGCGTGGTGAGCAGACGACGGAAGACTGCTGGGGAGCAGTTGCAACTCCCGCTCTCGATCGATGATCCGCAAGATGATGGCGTTATCGTCAATACGGACAACGACGAACCTGTTCCATCCAGCGAGCCCGCCGTATCGCTTGATGTGGAGCCGGAGCCTGAATTTGAGCCTGAACGAGCGCCGGAGTCCGAACTTGCGTCGCCAGACGCGCACTCGGATATGCCCATAGACACGCTGCGCCGGGAGTACGAGGCGCTTCGTGAGTCAGCGAAGCGCGCAGATGCGGAACGCGCCGCCGCCGTCGCGGAAGCAGCGCGACAACAGCAGATCCTCGCGGCGCGCGAACAGGACCTGTATGCTGCGCAGCGTGTCGCGCTCGAGAATGGTGAGCACCTGACGCGCGCTAATCTGCAGTCGGCGCAGCAAGAGCTTCTTCTTGCGCGAGCGGCGAACGATGTTCAGCGCGAAGTCGACGCCCTGCAGACGATCAACGCGAACCAGGCGCGCCTGTTGCAGTTGCAAAACAGCAGAAATGCTTTGCAGGAGCCACGTCCCGCAGCTCCTCTTAGCGATTTCGAGGTGATGACCGCCAATGTGTCGCCTCCGTCGCGTGAGTGGCTTAGTCGTCATAAAGACGATATATTTACAGGTGAGCCCTGGCGGATAGAAAAAGTCCGTAACGGACATCAGCAGGCTGTCTCTCGGGGCATACAACCGGATACGGATGCTTATTTTACTTACTTGGATACGTATATGAGCTTCAAATCTGATCCGGAACCAAGTAAAACTGTAAAGCGCGCGGCCAGTGTCCCGGCGGCTCCTGCTAATAATGCTGGATCATCACATTCGAACAATAATACAGTGCGCCTTAACAAAGAAGAACAAGAAATGGCGATTGCCATATTCCCGCATTTAACGCGCGCGCAGGCTCTGAAAGAATACGCCAAGGGCAAAGTGTCCGGTGGTAGTACGCATATGCGTAGCGCTGATAAGTATCGATAGGAGGGGGACTTGAAAAAATCTAATACACGGCCAGAGACTCGGGAAACCCTGCCGGAAGCGCGTCCTACGGACCGGCCTGTCATATACGGGCGCGACGGCGAGGTGCTGTCCCGCCGTTCCAGCGACATGATCGATCCGCAGGCGTTACCAGCGGAGATCGTGGAGGCGGCTAAACGGGATGGTTTCGAGTACGAGTGGAAAAACAGTATGGTGCTCGGCCGGCAGGTCGATTCGTATGTTGCGCGCATGCTGGACAACGGCTGGCGGCCGGTGCCTGCGTCGCGGATGCCTGGGCGGTTCACCAGCGCGGATTCAGCGGACTGCATTCAGTTCGAGGGGCAGGTCCTGATGGAGCGCCCTGCGAGTCTTTGCGAGCAAGCGCGCGAGGAAGACAGGAAAAAAGCGATTTCGCAGATGGCGATGACGGAGCGTAGATGGGGGGTCGAGACCAGGGATCCATCTGTGTTCGCTACCAATTCACCGAACACAGAGCAGGATACATTTTTGCGCAAAACGGTGGAAGCGACGCCAGCCTCTTGGAAACCCGCTCTATCGACCGACGCAGATTGACGCAAAACGCTGCATAGGCTACACAAGAGATTCTCTGAGTCGCGCCTTACCTAGACGGCAATTTATCTTGCCGTCTCTTTTTTTATGCGCTACACAGTAATAGCGCCCCCGGCGGATCGGGATGTGCGCTTCTGATCTGACGTCCCGCGCGTTTGCGGTTGATATCGATCACTCCCGTGTTTGGGACCCCATTTCACAAAACGAGAAGTCTGGCGATGAGCAACACGAATTCGCCGTTCGGATTCCGCCCGCTTGGGCTGACAGAGGGCGTCAGCCCCACGTTTGCTTTGCGCACAGCGGAAATCGCGCACGGAAACACCACTCCCATCTACCGGGGCGATCCGGTTATCCGGAATACGTCTGGTTACATCGAACAATGGTCCAGCGCAGTTGCTCCTGGTCTCGTCGTGGGTATTTTCTGGGGGGCCAAATACCTGTCCACGGCTCTCGCCCGGACGGTGAGCAATACATTCTGGCCGGGAAATGACGCCGCGTATGACGCTACCGCGTATGTCATCCCGTGCTCGGGTTCGGTTCCCGGGTTGTTTATGGCGCAGGCTGGAGCCGCCGCGGTGACCCTGTCCAATGTCGGGCAGTGCGTCAGCCCTGTTATCGGGACTGGCTCCATCAAAGGCACGCAAGGTGTTTCCGGCGCGTATCTCGGAACTCCGACCGCGACGACAGCGCTGGAGTTCAAAATCGCCGGTCTTGCGTCCGACGTGCTTCCATACGGGACCCCCGGTACTGACGACACAGCGGCGTATAACCTTGTCCTTGTTCAGTTTAACGCCTTCGCTGAAGCCGGCACAGCCTAAGATTGGGGATGCACGATGGCTATTAATCTTGCTGCGATCCGGGATCTTTTGCTGCCCGGTTTAGCTTCTATTACGGGACAATATCGAGCTATTGAACCGCAGTGGAAGCGCGTGTTCAAAACTATCAAATCCAACATGCAGATCGAGCGCACTGTACAGGCGCGCTATCTCGGTCTGGCGCAGTTGAAGAACGAAGGCGGCAACACGTTCTTCGACAATAACGCTGGTGAGCGGTGGATCTATAACATGGAGCCGACGGAAGCCGGCTTGGGTTATGCGATTACCCGCAAGGCCATCGACGATAACCTGTACAAGCAGGATTTCAATCCGATGAACCTCGGATTGGCTAAGTCTTTCGCTGACTACTGGGAGATCGCTGCGGCGTCGATTTTCAACCTCGCCACTACGTATGATCCTAATATCGGCGGCGACGGCGTTGCTCTCTTGAGCCCGGTGCATCCGCTGCTGGAGACATCGCCATTCACTGGCGCTACCTGGTCGAACACCCCTACTGTCGCGGCGGACCTTAACGAGACGCAGTTGATCGCGGCGCTGAAGGCGATCCGTTCAGGATTCGTGAACGAGGCAGGCCTCAAAATCCGGGCGCGCGGCGTTCGGCTTCTTGTCCCTGTCGCGCTTGAGGATGTCGCTACACGGCTGATCAAGTCGGATCTGCGTCCTGGCACAGCGAACAACGACCCGAACGTTATTCCGACTCTGTCGGGCGGCCTTCGTGAATTCGAAGTGTTCGACTACTTTACATCGAACTACGGATGGTTCGTGAAGACCGACGTGGAGGGCCTCATTCATATCCAGCGCGTGCCGTTCGAGATGGATATGCACTGCGACTTCGTCACGGACAACCTTCTCGTGAAGGGCTATGAACGCGCTGGATTCTTCTTCAACGACCCGCGCGCCGTTTACGGCTCCATCCCCACCGTTTGAGGTCAGACCATGGTCCTTACGAACTTCCCAAACGGTATATCTTCTTTCGGGGTCCCCGTTATCGGGGGCGGGGGGTTGCCTCCCTTTTCCGGGAACCATTTCTTCGTCGACGCAGTCTCTGGAAGCGATGGGAACGAAGGCGACGCGGAGAATCCCTTCGCGACGCTCGCTTATGCGTATTCCAAGACGACTTCCGGGAATAACGACGTCATTTACATTGTCGGCGACGGCGCTACTACCGGGACGCAGCGGCTGACTGCGACGCTGACCTGGGCGAATAACGCAACGCATCTTATCGGGCTCACCGCTCCGGTCATGTATGCGTCCCGCGCGCGCATATCGCATAGCACTACCGCTACAGCGGCGATCAATCCGCTGGTGTCGGTTACCGGGTCCGGTTGCATATTCGCGAACTTCTCGCTGTTCCAGGGAATCGCCGCGACGACCACGGCAGACCAGTTGTGGAAAGACAGTGGCGAGCGCAACTACTACTATCGCGTGCACTTCGGCGGTATGGGCAAGGCGGCCAGCGGCGCCGGGTCCAACCACGCCAGCAGCTACTGTTTGTATCTGCACGGCGGGGGCGAGCGCTTGTTCGAGCAATGCGTGGTAGGCCTTGACACGATCTCGCGAGGAGCCGCCAACGCCAGTCTCTTGCTGGACAGTGAGGCTGCGCGCGATGTCTTCAGGGAATGTCACTTCCCTATGTATGCTGGGGCCACCACTCCGGTGTTCGTCGACTGCAATTCCTCCGCGTCGCTCAACAGGAAGATCACGTTCAACAGGTGTCAGTTCCTGAACATCGCGGATGTTTCCGGATACACTGCCGCCGCCGTGGTCAAGAACAACGCAGCGCAGAACGGTTACGTCGTTATTGAAGACTGCTCTGTGTATGGCGCTACGCATTGGACCGCTGCTGCAGCGTCTCTGGTGCTGATCGCAAGTCCTACGCACGCCAGTATGGGCACTACTGGCGGATTCGCTGTTACCGCAACTATTACTTGAGGAGGCGGATGATGTCACGCGCCAGACACGAAGTCAAAAGAGCCCGCGGCGGCTCCATGAAAACTTCTCCTGTGGCCGACGCCGGGGGGAACCCTAAGGTCTTTGCTGAAGCGAAGAAAACAAAGTCGATCGGGGTCATTCCCGGTGATAAAGGCAAACCGCGCGCGGACCGTAAATGCGGCGGCCGTATTAAACGGGCGTCCGGTGGCGGGGCCGACACATCGCCCTATAGCTCCGCCGGGAAAAGTCTGCGGTAACCACAATGAGCCAGATCATCACCCTCCGTGTCGGACCTCTTGCTACGGCGGCCGCTGACGCCGTAGCGACGTCTCAGACGCTGCTGGCCGCGGGTAACCTGACTCTCGACGGGACTTTGGTAACTTCCGGCGTAGCGTATATGGACACGCCCCGCCGCCTCATCATTACGTCTGCAGGCAACGACACGGCGATAACGTTCACTGCGTACGGAACAGATTACAACGGTTCCCCTCTGGAGGCCTCGCACGCTGGCGGATCAGGCTCTGCTGTGGATTTTGGCGTGTCTTTCCGCACTGTGACGCGCATCGCCGCTTCGGGCGCTACGGCGGCGGCTGTCACTGCGGGGACGAATACCGTAGCGGATAGCCGGATAGGGTTCCTTGATCAGTTCGGTTTCGCGCCGACGGCGTTACAGCTTGACGTGACCGGCACTGTCAATGTGACTGTCCAGCAGACGCTGGACAATCCGAACGGTGATTTCGGGTTTGGGACTCCCTTGGGCGCCGCCAACATAAATTGGCACGATCATGGGGACAGCAATATGGTCGCAGCTACTGCTTCGGCGCAAAGCAACTACGCCTTTACACCAGTAGCTGTTCGCTTGGTTTTAAATTCCGGAACTGGGTCCGCGGCACTTAAACTCGTTCAACTGGCGTCGCCGGCTATCTAAGAGGCTCGATATGGCAACTTATACGTATATCAACGCCAGTACTAAACATCTGGCGGACGGTGTGCATAATCTGAGCGCAGACCAGCTCAAGATCGCGTTTTCAAATACTGCTTTGTCTGCAGGAATGACCGTCCTGTCCAACGTTACTCAGATCGCATCGGGTAACAACTATGCAGCTGGCGGTTTCAACGTAACTACGTCCTCGTCCAAGACGTCGGGCAGCACATACGTGTTGCGACTGACAGACAAAGTGTTTACCGCTAGTGGCGGGTCCGTCGGGCCGTTCCGATATATTGTTCTGTACAACTCTGCTAGCTCCGGCTTGACGAATGCGCTGCTGGGCTGGTGGGATTACGGAAGTGCGTTGACGTTGGCCGACGGCGAGACCCTGACGCTGGACTTCCTGGCTACGGAAGGCGTCATCCAGATCCCGCACGCCTAACGGAGACAGCATTGACCACGGAATTACTGCGTTTCAGCGTCGAGAAGAACACAGCAGATGAGCAGATGCTGGCTAACTTGCACGACAATATGCGTGCAGGTCTGCCAGTGCTTAAGGTCCGCCGCGCTGTTATCGTCGGTGGAGGCCCATCTCTTACTGATCATATAGACGATATAAAGCGCGATCAGGAAGATGGGTTCCGCGTGTTTGCTCTCGGCAACACTGCTGATTTTCTCGCGTCTCGCGGTATAATTCCCGATTACCACGTGTGTTATGACGCCAGACCGGAAAATATAGAGTTTTTCCGGTCTGGCGTAGCTAAGAAGTACCTCGTAGCCAGTCACGTGCACCCAGATTTGCGAGATGTTATATGCGCATCTGGGAAGCCAGTACATATGTTTCATGCCATGGGTAGTAAAGTAACGTCAAGCGCAGTCTTGGATAAAGATCCGAAAGCACATATACTAGGGTGCGGCATAACTGTGGGCATGCAAATGCTCAATATCCTGGTCGCTATGGGCTTTCGCGACTCTCATTTTTATGGTTACGATAGCTCCGATCGCGATGACGCGCACCATGCGTACGAGCAACCACTTAACGATAAACACGAGCGTTTGGACTTTTCTTACGAGGACGTGCGTTACCGGAGCGACATTGTTTTGGCTGCGCAGGCGCAGGAGTTCGTGCGCACCGCCCCCGAGTACGAGCGCCTTGGCCTGCGTATACGTGTTTTCGGTTCCGGGTTGCTCCCGCATATGTGGCGGTCACTTGAAGAAAAGCGTCGCGGCGTCGTTTATGGCAAGTCCTTGGAGCAATCAGAGCGCGAGAAATACGAACTTATTTGGGGTGACGCCGAGTATCGGAAGTTTTCACCTGGGGAAGTCCTCGTCGACTATTTTGTGAACATATGTAAGCCTGAACCTGGGGATACAGTAGCTGATCTTGGATGCGGTTCCGGACGGGCTTCCAAGATTCTGGCTAATAAAGGATTTGTCGTAACGCCTGTTGATATCACGGATAAATGTCTTGATCCGAGTAACCAGGATCTTCCCTTGGTAGTCCAGAATTTGTGGCAACTGGACATACCGCCTGTGGATTGGGTTTACTGCTGTGATGTCATGGAGCATATACCGCCTGACAAAGTGAACGACGTTCTTGACAACATAAAGAAGATCGCTCGAAAAGGGGCGTTCTTCAATATTGCGTTCGAGCCGGATGCTTTCGGAGCTACGATCGGGGTTCCTTTGCGGTTAACTGTACGGTCGCAAGCGTGGTGGGCTAATACCCTTGACATGTACTTCAAGAACGTCAAAGCCATTATAGGGAATGGGTTATTCATTTGTTTTTGCGAGTAGGATTAACGAATGGGCCTGTCACCGGAAGTATCCCTGACTGAGCTCACGGGCTTAACGCCGCGTGGCGGGCTTACTATTGCGCGTGGATTTACTGATCTTGGGGCTTCCAGGGGATACGAGACAGGCATATTTACTTTCACGGTGCCTGCTAATGCTCTGTCGATTCACAGGAACGCTTTTCTGCATGCTTCCTATGGCGCGTTCACTGTCACCGGCGAGAGCGTTACCCTGTATAGCGGCCCGCATGTAAGTCTTCCTTCCGCTGCCTTCACATTTACCGGCTCTGCCGTGGCTCTCGAAAGAAGCCTGCGTGTGAACCTCGCGCAGGGGATCTCCACACTCACCGGCGGCGCTATCACGCTTCGCCGGAGTTTGCGCGCGAATCTCGCGCAAGGGACCTTTGCACTTACCGGTGAAGATCTGACAGTTCAGCGTGGCCCACAGATGCCTGTCACCGGGGGCGTTTTCACACTCACCGGCGGCGATCTTACGCTCCGTCGAAGCTTACGGGCGGGTCTCGCGCAGGGGATCTCCACATTCACTGGTGAGGCCCTGGAGGCTTATAAAGGCCGGCCTGTAAGTCTTGCGCAGGGGGTTTTCACCGCTACAGGCGAATCTCTGACGTTCACGCGAGGTCTGCGCGCAGGCCTCGCGCAAGGGGTCTTTACGCTCACCGGCGGGTCTTCGACGCTGCAACGAGGGCTGCGCGTCAGCCTTGCGCAGGGAGTTTCTACGCTCACAGGTGAAGCCTTGAGCGCATATAAGGGTCAGAACGCCCCCTTGTCCGCCGGGACCTTCACACTCACCGGTAGTGCTCTGACATTGCGTCGAGGTCTGCGCGCGAGTATCGGTTATGGGACGGCGACATTCACAGGCGAGGCTGCGACTTTAACGCCTTCCGGAGGCTCCTCTTACCCAGGTGACAGCTTGGTTGGCGCAGCTATCGCATATTCGACCCGACGGCTGTTCACCGCATATTCCGGACCCGCAATACGTGTCGTACGGAGCAGCGATGCCACGGAAACTGATATCGGGTTCGACGGCGATGGGGATCTCGACACCTCGGCGCTATTGACATTCGTCGGAAGTGGCGACGGCTCTATCGTTACTTGGTACGATCAGACCGGTAACGGGAGACATTCGACTGCTACTGTTACAGCTAAAGCGCGCGTTGTTATTAGCGGGACTCTGCAGACAACTACAAATGGAAGGGCCGCAGCCGTCAGTGTATTTAATGCTCGTTGTGCGGGGACGATGCCCGTAGCTATTAATTCCGCTGACGCAGAGTGTTTTTCTGTATATAGTAATCAATCCATAGGTTATGCACGTTTTCTGACACTGGCCCCCGCGTCTGGGACTGATTGGGGCGCGTCTGGAGGCTGGGTGGCTATAAACACAGGCTCTGCCGGAAATGACCGTCGGAGTTACGCGTATAGTAGTAAAGAGACATCTCCAGCTATTACTTGCGGGACGAGTGTTCTTAAAGCGTTTTATTCTAAGAGAACAGGCGGCGTTCTTTATTGTTCTGATGGTGTGACAACGGCGACTTCAAGTTCGGGGGCTCCCGACATATCGGCCACAAGAGTTCTTGTGGGCACTGACAACACATCAAACAGCGGTCCTCAGGGACTGCTGTGTGAAGCGGTCCTCACAACAAGTATTCAATCTGATTACACGACGTTCCTAAATAACCAAAACACCTACTGGACAACCTAAGGACGCATCGTGACAGGTCTATCTCCGGAAGTATTTCTTAACGAAAATACGAGCCTGTCACCGCGTGCGGGGCTTACTATTTTGCGTGGGTTGACCGACCTTGGTGCGTCTAGAGGGTACGAAGGCAGTGTATTTACATTTACTGGGAATGATATTCGATTAAAGAGGTCTTTGCGCGCTTCCCTGGCGCAAGGATCTTTCACATTGACTGGTCAGGTCGCAGGTACGGGCGTCACCAGACCCATAACCCTGTCTCCGGGCGTCAGCACCTTAACCGGCAACAGCATATCTGCTCTTAGAGGTCTGCGTTCGAGCCTGGCGCGCGGGCAATCGGTCCTGACAGGTGGGGCTGTGTCGTTGCGCAGAGCGGTGCGTGTTGCTCCCGAAGCTGGATCGTTCGTTTTTACAGGCGAAGCTGCTGCTATTCAGACGCACAATACGATCCAAGCGGCCACCGGTTCGTTTGTTTTGACTGGCAGTGCTTTGGGTATCCGTAAAGGACATCGCGTATCTTTGTCGCCTGCTACGTATACGCTTACAGGTCAAAGCGCAATTCTGCATAAATCCATACGTGTTCCTCTAGGGTCTGCTTCGTTTACACTGACTGGCGAATCTGTATCTACGTATAAGAATACGAACCTGCTTGCAGGTCACGGATCTTTTACGTTCCAAGGGCGTGTTATTACATTGCAGGTGAGCGGGACCACTGCTCTTGATTCTGGTGTCTTTACGCTTACCGGCGGCGCTCTGCTGCCTTATCGTGGGCTGCGTACGAGTCTTGCGCAGGGGGTCACCACACTTACTGGTGAGGCCTTGACGCTTCATCGCGGGCTGCGCGCGAGCCTTGTGCAAGGGACCTCTACATTCACAGGCGAGGACCTGGCGCTGCGGCGAGGACTGCGCGCGAACCTCACGCAGGGGATTTCTACATTCACAGGTGAGACCCTGACGCTGCGGCGCGATCTACGCGCAAGTCTCGCGCACGGGGTCTTTACATTCACGGGTGAGGCCGTGGCGCTGCAATCGGGCGCCCGTGTGGACCTCGCGCAGGGAGTCTCTACGCTTACAGGTGGGGCGCTGACGTTACGGCGCGGTTTACGCTCGGGCCTCGCACAGGGGGTCTTCACGTTCACGGGCGAGGCCGCAGAGCTCTATTCAGGGTTACGTGTAAGCCTTGCGCAAGGGGCCTTCACGCTTACAGGCGAGGACCTGACACTACGGCGCGACCTGCTCGTGAATCTCGCGCAAGGGGCCTTCATGCTCACAGGAGAGGACCTGACGCTAAGGCGCGACCTGCGTGCGAATCTCGCGCAAGGGGTCTTCACGCTCACGGGCGAGGACCTAACGCTATGGCGCGACC